ACAGCTCATCAAGTGTGATGGTTTGCAGGGTCTTGCCCTTGGGCGGTGTTTGATCTCTTGCCTCTTGTCGATAGGCTACTGCCAACATTCTAAACGCATCTGCGGGGTGTGAGCACCAGTCGTGGCGTGGAGTTTGACGAAAAGTTTTCTTGTCTTCATCGTATTCCCGTTGGTATTGCCTTAACGCTTCTAGCCCCTCATCGCATCTAGAGTCAAAGTAACAGATGGGCAGGATCATCCGCACCGCTTGGATACCGTCCTGTATGCCGATCTCAGGCACGATTGCCAGTTTGCTCATGCCGCCCAAATGTGCAGCCAACTGCTCGACAATCGACTTACCCCCCGAGGCCAAGGTTTTAGCTCTGGCATCATGCGGCAAGAAATGGCGGGTGTATCGGTAGCCTTTAGCTATAACCGTATTGGCTAATTCCTCAATGCTTGCGCCTGAGACAGCGTAATAGTCCATTACCCTAATCTCACCCCTAACCACCTGATACCACCAGATTGCGGTATCGTCCCGGTAGCCTAAGTCCCATGCGGTGTAAACCGGCGCTTCTGGCTCAAACGGTAGCTCACAAATCCTGCCCTCATCATCAGCAAGGCGCATTTCTTGACCGTAAAACGCACCAAGGATGGCGGCATCAAAGCTGCACTCGTATTCTTGATCGTACTGGTCTTGGCTTAACTGAGACCGAGCTGCCTGCAATTCTGAGTCTGGCAGTAGCTTGGACACCGAGGCCGGTAGGCGTAGCAGAAACCAGTCTGGCACTACTTGGCTGACCTTGTAAATGTCGTGGAACTGGTTTTTGCCCTTTGGCGTTCCCCCAAACACAGCCCAGCCGAGACGGTCACTCAAACAAGGCCGAATGATGTTTCCCCAGACGCTTGGCCTGAAGTCACCGTATTCGTCCATGTAAACGCCGTTAAAGCCCATGCCCCGCATTGAATCAGCGTTATCAGCGCCAAACAGCATGATCTTTGCGCCGTTCACCAGCTCGACCGCTAAGTCGGCTTCATTGGTGTTTTTGGTGATTGGTGCTGCGTAGTGCTTGAGGTAATCCCATGCCACCCGCTTGGCTTGACTTCTAAACGGGGCTATGTAGGCATACTGTGCGCCCTTGCCGCTTTCGGTTATGGCTCGTTTGATCAGGTCGTTGATTGCCGCTACGGTCTTTCCAGCTCTACGGTGGGCAAGTAGGCATGACCATCTTTCAGTCCTCAAGTGGAACGGCATGAAAGCCGCCCTTGGGCTGTATGGCAGGATTACTTCACGCCGCCCCATGTCACCACCATTTCTACCGGCCCGTCATCTTTGCCGGTGATCTCAGTCCTTGCCAGCTTGGGTACATGGTATTCAACCACTGATTGGAATAGCTCAAAGGCTTTGGCAGGATTGGGTTTTATATCGTGGTCAGGAACGCCGTTAGCGACCTGATCAAGCCAATGCTCTAGGCGGTGTGAGTTGTTGTCAACAAACATGGCTATGGCCTGCCTAGCTTCAACTGTGCGCTTGTTTGGCAGTCCGGCGGGTCGGCCCGGCCCTGCTGTTGTTTTTTCACCTTTTTTAAACGGCATATGTTAAGGTTGCTTTACAATATGGTTTTGGAGGATTTGCAATGAAACTGATTATAGTTAAGAAATCTAACTCTGGCTACACCGTTGAATTTGACCAAGAACTAGCCGATTCGCCAGAAGATGATCAGGACGCTTTTGTTGCTGATGCCATAGCCGCTTTAGAAGATAAGCTAATGTCGTTGCGGTATGACTCACTTTCTTGAAGCATCTTTCCAGCCGCGCTGCTTAACTTTTTCTTCGTAGGCTTTGATTTGGTCAATCAATTGTTGGTCAATGATTTGGAATACGCCAGCCTTGCGTTTTTCTAATGCGCCAATGACTGCATCGTGTATCTGGCTTTCATTAAAAGGTTTGCCGTTTTTGTCTACGGCATTTTCATATTCTTTGCGTATGGCGTTGTATCGGTCGCGCATAAATACTTCAGATGGCACATTACCTATGCCGCCCACATATTTGCCGCTGAAGTCTGTTGTGTAACTTGGGTTGCTTGATGGCGATAGTGTTAAGGGCTTTTTTCCATGCGACATCACCACATTCAATCCATATCCTCGCGGTACACCCAATAAATCTTCGGCAGTAATTGCGTTGCTTATGTCTTGCCGGTTAAATTTAAAATATTTTTCGTTGTCTTCGGTGTACATTGACCGCACAAACTTTTTGCGTAATTGTCCATTGTTTACATCAAGCAATTGCGCTCTACCCTCTGGCGTATTGATACCGGCAAATTCTGGGTAATCTTCTTGTACAAATTTATTTATTTCGTTTGCTTTAGATTTTGCAGCCTTACGTTTATCAAATAAATCTAATAATATAGTTGTTGGTTGTACTGAGTAATTTTCTGAAAACGCTCCCATTGTGGTGGGTGTTTGTAAAACAATGCCCGAACCACCAGCGTCTAGGTTTTCTTTTCTTGCAACATCCACACGGTCTGCAATTCTGTCAACAATGCTTTTGGCTGATGCCCCGCCAATATTTTTTTGTTGATGCAAAATATCCATCAAATGGCCTTGCCCGCCAGTAGTAATTAACGGGTTTGTCAGCGCTTCATCTGATACAGATTCAATTCGGACGTTTCGGCTTGAATTGTCCCAAGGAATTGTGCCTATGCTTGCGCCCTTGTATTTTTGTATGTCAAATGCTTGCGGGGTTACTAAACCGCCTAAATCAGTTCTTTGATACCTTGTGCCAACTTCTGGCGGCATCTTTGGTCTAGTCGGCATATAAATAAATTGCGACTCAGGCGTAATTGTTCCCAGCAATGACCGTGTGGGTTGGCCTGTGAGCTTGTTGCTAATTTCTTGCCCCGCCAATTTTGCATATCCTGTTATTGCAGGCTTTAGCACTTTAGCGGTCGCTGGTGTCATGTACCCGCCCAGCTCCTCCATCCCCGCCGTTTCTGGTCTGGTGACCGTGCCTCTTGGCATCATGCCCAAAATGTCAGCACTGGTCGGCAATACTGGTGTCGGGCTTACGTTTACGCCGCCTGCGCCATATAGTTTGTTGATGCCCGTCCGACCAAAGGATTCAATGTCGCCGCCCGCACCAATTACTGATGCCACGCCGCCCCTACCCAATGATTCCAGATTACTGCCCACCGTTTGCCCAAAACCCTTAAGCATTCCAAGCAAGTCGCCAGCCGTGGCTTTCTTGCCGTTTTTCAGCGTGATCAGCGTGTCAGCCGTGATCGGGCCGGTATCTTGTCCATACCCACCACCCAGCGCCGCAGCCATGTCACGGTAATCAGCCATCAACCGTCTCCCGCATTTTAATTAAGCCGTTCATCATTCGGCTTTTGGTATTGTGCCACTGCTTGCTGAAATCACAATCTTGGTAATGGTCAAATTCAGGTATTCCCAGCGTGTAATGGGCTATCTTGGCGTTTTTGTTGTCTTGTTCGCCCACTAATACGTTCCATTCTTTCGGTAGCTCACCGATAAGTGAATCGGGCAACCAACCGAATCGGTGTAAGTCTGAGCCGCTGTGGTCATCCACAAACTCAGGTGTTAATACCCTATTCCTTGGGTGATCACAATTCCAAAGTATTAAACTTGACCAGTTCTTTCGGGGATAGTCCCGATTCGCCGCTTCCATCGGTGTGCCGATGTATTTCTTTGGGTGCTTGGTCAGGTAATCGTGCTTAACAACTTGCACCGCCTTGGTCGGGTCAAACAGTTTGCTCAGGTCAGCAATGTTGGACAGCATCAGCATATCGCTGGCATCCATGAATATTGCCCTGCCGGTGAATTTGGTGAAGTAGGGTACTAAAAACCGCTGGTAAGTAAATGCGTTTGTGCCGTCCCGCTGTGTACCGTATAACGGTGTTATGGCGACTGGCTCGCTGGTGCGCTCAATCAGGCTCTGGCAGAACACATGGTAGCCAATGGCCTCCCTTGGGTCATAGCCAGCAAATATCCTGATCATTTTAGCGACAGCAAATAAATGGTACTGTCAACCAGCGCAGCGATCTCATCCACTATGTTTTGCAAATGGCTATCGTCTGGCAAAGCCTCGCGGTTTTTCTCAATGTACGTTTTGATGCTGGTCAAGTACTTAACAGGGTCTTTGGCGTTGTGGAAGTTCTCGGGAAAGTCCTTGATCTTTTCGTAACAGCCAGAATACGCTTCTGCGTAGTTGTCAGCTAAGTCAACAATGGCTGGGTAGTATTTGCCCAAAGCCTTGTGTACAGCGTAAGAATCGGTGCTCAGGTGCATGAAATGCGTCACCGTGGAGCTGTGAAACAGCGTGGAGATAAAGTCGGCAACGTCTTTTTTCATGGTCATCCTTAAAGGTTGTTAGTGGCTTCCATAAAGCAGGATTTGGGCGCAATTCAACAACAAAAAACTCCCAACGGAGCTAAACCGCTTTCCACCAACACGGCTGGAGACTGGTTGAATTCACCAGCTTAAAGTGACAATCTCCATGCGTCTTGGCAAAAAAAGCAGGGGTCAATGCCCCTGCAAAGAAGACAACTGCGGCTCAATTGTAAACGCTGGAATGGGTACGTCAACAGGCCATAAGCCTTGGACGTACAGTTTTTTTACCGTGGCAACGTGCGCTTGTTCCCACATTTCTTGGCGTTCCTCTTTGCTCATGTCTTTGCCTTGGTCAATCTCGTAATGGCATTTCAGGCACAGCGCAGCCACCAGATTGTCATCAGCCTTAACGCCCCTGCCTTTGCCGCCACCCCAGTTTGTGTGTGCGGCCTGCACCATCTGGCCCGACCCGCAGGCTTGGCAATCAAGCCCCGCCACCAGCTTAAGTAGCTTTTTTGACCTTACATAACTGTGTTTTTGAAACATGGGTACACTTCTTTTTGGTTGCCGTTTTTAAATGCTTGCGGTGATCATTTTGGGTCGGCCTTGTGCCGATCCCCTTTTTATTCCTCTAAAGCCCGAAACCGAACGCCCTGCTGTGCGCCAAACATGGTTGACAGCTCAATGACCTCGTTCATCTCAGCCACGGTCATTTTGCTTGTTCTTGCGCCAATGACCACAAAACCACCCTCAATGCCGGGAACAATCTTTTGCTTTTTCAGCGCAGCAGTCAGCACATCTTTCCATTCTTCTTTGTGTAGCTTTTGACCGTACCAAACCACTTGCTGGGCAATGTCCTCAAGATTTGCCCACATTAGCCGGTTTTGCTCAAGGCTTCTCACTTAATCACCCCAATCATTCGTAATGCCGCATCAGGGCTGTCTACAACCGCCAATGCGCCCCCTTTCCAGCTTCCATGCCACCTTAGCTGGTCTTCAGTCAAAAAACGCGCAGACGGCGCTTTAAAGCCGTCTTTAACTTCAAATAGGAGGGTCTGGCCTTTAAAACCCACCAGCAAATCAGGAACACCCTTGCCAACACCAGCCAGAGACTGCACCGTAGCGCCAGCCGCTCGTAGCGCCGTAACCACCGCCTCTTGATTTGCATCAATTTTTGCCGCTCTCATTCATTCTCCTGCGTAATTCGTCAGCTTCAGCTTTGCCTCGGCGTTTTTCAATGTCATCAATCGTTTTTAGCCACCAAGCATAGGCTTCTCTCTTGCCAACCGCCTTGATTTTCCTCTTGTACCGATTGATCCAGTCCCTCGCTTCCATCGTCCGCAAGGTCTCCTGAATCTCTAAGCGCTGTTCTGATGACAGATTGGCTAAATTGTTCCCCGTCTTTGAGTCGGGAGAGGATGCTGTTGGCGACTTGTCTGTGTTCATGGTTCATTTTAGAATTCTTCTCCTATATCGTGCCAACTTTTAACCGCCGGTTTTTTCTCTGTTTTTTGCCATTGGTGCTTTGAGCACTTAGGTTTTTCGCCATCAGAATGCACTGAC